TGTGATATAAATAAAATGTCTGATAGAAGTTTTTTTTCACCACAAGAATCAACTAGATTATCAAATCCTACCATATCCCTAAAAGAAACAACTGTTAATAGATGGCAATGGTTATATAATAATCCCCAAGATTTTGCATTAGAATGTTTTGATAGAGTTCCTACAAATTATAGAATGGCTGCTAAAGATAATCATGTACCCCTTATTGAAGTTCCAAAAGAAGATAATAATGTTCGTCCAAATCAAGATAATAATAAAATTAATCCATCCGACAATATTAATAATTGGGCAAAAGGTTTAGCGACTCATAGATATGCTCCTGGAAATCCCGATGGCGTTATGAACTTTCAAGTAATGTGTGATAAACAAAAGTAATTAAAAATAAATATTATATTAAATATAATGAATTTTTATAAAAATATTAATAATATAAATACTTTTATTTATTTACCAGAAAAAAAAGAGCATTTATATAATTTAACAAAAAATGAAGATTTATTATTTTTAAAAGTAAATTCTAAAAGTTATTATAAATCTTTATTAAAATCTTTTTATTCTGGAATTATTATAAAAATATTAGATTGGGATAATGATTTATTAAAAAAAGAATATTTTATTTCTATTAAATTAAAAAAAATTATTAATTTTATTGATTATATATCTTATTTTGAATTTGAAGATAATTTTGTCGATTATATAAATAATATTAATAAACATGATATTTCAAATAATACTGATATATATGTTGATAAATATACCGATGAAAAGTCAGTTATTATAATGCATAATTATAGTCTAAATAATATTTATTATATTGATAAAAAAAATATTATTAATATATATATACAAATAATATTAGCATTATATAGCGCTTATATTAATCATGGTATATATTTTTTAAATTTAAATAGTGATTTTTTATATATTGTAAAAAATAGGTCAGTAAAGAGATATAGGTATTTTATTAAAACAAAAAAAATATACTTAAATGAATGTAATTATAAAATATTAATTAGTGATTTATCAAATTATAATGAGAATGAGAATGTTAACATTCATAATATAATTTATAATAATATTATAAATTTAAATTTATTTAATATAAAAATAGAATTTACTAAAAAAGATTATAATAACATTAAAAAAAAGTACATATCTTAATTTATTTTTTATTTTTAAAATGTTTTTTATTTTTTTAAATTTTTCTAAGATATGTACTTTTTTATATATTGATATTTCTATATCTCCTTCTCTTTTATTTTCATATTTATAATTTGTTATATCAAACATTCTTATAAATTCTAATACTGTCATACCAGTACCACTACCAATATTTTTTATTTTATTATTACAATTATTAATATATTTAATATGTTTTTTTACTAATATATCTATATGAATATAATCTCGTATACAAGTACCATCCCTAGTATTATAATTATTACCATATATTATAAATGGTTTTTCTTTATTTAATATATGTTTTTGAACTTGAAAATAAATATTTGCATTTTTTTCTATAAAAGGACGAATATCTTTATTTATTGTAAATCCATATGGATTAAAATATCTTAATATTGTATAATTTATATTACTTATTTTACATAAATCTTTAATAATTTCTTCACATATTAACTTTGTTTTAGCATACGGATTTGATAAATTATGTAATTCTACTAATTTATTATTGTTTAATATTGATGCAGATGATGAAAAAATTATGTTTTTGATCTTATATTTTGACATTACTTTTAAAATGTTTATTAATATTATAATATTATTTTCATAATACATTAAAGGATATGATTGAGATTCAGATATATTTTTATAACTCGCTAAATGTATTATAGTTTTTATATTTTTAGTAAAAACATAATTATCTAGTTTATTATAATTTGTTATATCAAATTGATTTATATCCAAACCNTAAACAGTGTATTTATTTGATAATAAATAATCATATATATGNGAACCTATATAACCCTTATAACCNGTTACTAAAATAGACATGTTAATTGTAAAACATATATAAATATTATTTATATATTATATATCGAATGTCAAAGTTGTTTATTTTCTTATTATTTATATCTAGTATAAATTCGTTCATGATTTATGCAAGAAATNATTTNCAATTATCAAGAATAATTGAAAAAAAACATTGGAATAATATTTTTGAAAAATTAAACGATAATATNTATTATACCAAATGTCATAAATGGAAATTTTATAACAATAAATTACTATTACAAAGGAAATATTCAAATATCGAGTCATATATTTATAAAAATAATGTTATCAATATTTCAAATACAATTTATAGTATTTATAATAATACTAAAGTTTTTTTGATTGATAATAATGTAAAAATGTATGTTAATAAATATATTGAAAATAATATTGATATATGTATCTATCATCCATATAATCAAGAATGTATGTTTAATATAAATATAATCTATAATAATATTACAAATGAACTAGATAATATTATTTATAAAACAAAAAGTATAGAAAATGCAACTTTTTATTGGGATGATGATTACAAAGTAAAAATTCTAAATACTCAAAAAAACATTGATAATAATTTCTTATTTGGTTCAAATATTAATTTGAAATACCCACTTAAATTAACAAACTACTTAAATAAGGAATATATATATAATAAAAGATTCCCTTGTTTATACGAAAGAACACCTTTGGATGATAATTATTTAATTGAATTACCTCATAATATCAAATTAAAAATTCCAATTAATAATAAAATTAAACATTATAAATTAGAATGGTATTTTAAAAATGAATTTAAAAAAAATATTGTTGATTTATATTATTTTCAAAATAATAGTTTGAATAGTATTAATTATTTTATGTATAATTAATTATAGTAATAATGAAAAAAGGAGGAACACCTAAAAGTGCTCCCGTTGCCAAAAATGATAAAAAAAATAATAATACTAAAAATAATAAAAAAAAAGGTGGAGGTGGAGAAGTAATATTAAATCCTGTTGTAAAAGAATTAGTACAACCGGATAAAACCAATCAACCTGTTCAACCTGTTCAACCTGTTCAACCAGTTCAAATCACTAAACATACTAAAACATCTAAACCTGATCAACAAGTTGAACAAGATGTAAAATTTGCAAAAAAAATAGCTCAAGCAACAAGAATTGGGTCATCTGGTTCTGTATTTTTACGAATAAATCTTCTAGAAAATCAACAAATTATGACATCTCCAGGTGCTCTATTATATATGAGAGGCGGTATTGAAAAAGGTGAAATTAAATTTGATAATGTTGGAAGTGGTATTTGGAGACTTTTAGGAGGAGAATCTTTATTTTATACTACTTATACGGGAATTCAAGGAGGTGGAACAATTGCGGTTGGTACTGATTTACCAGGTGATATTATCGATATATCAATTTCACCAAATGAAGAATGGTATATATCAAGGGGGTCATATTTATGTAGTACATTAAATATTTTAATAGAGGCAACGGTTAAAACACAAGGATTTTTTGGTTTAATTGGTTCCGGCGAAGGAGGGGTATTACCAACTATTAAAACAACAGATGGTAATGCAGGAAAATTTTGGTTGGGTGCTTATGGTAGTTTTGAAAAAATTGTTTTAAGTAGCGGTAAAGAGATTGTTGTTGATAACGGTTACTTTTTAGCCGCAGAAAAAAAAATGGACTACACTATAGTAAATATGGGAAAAACATTAACAAGTGCTTTTTTTGGCGGTGAAGGTTTTGGTATGAAATTTGTTGGACCAGGAACCTTATATATTCAATCTAAAAATATAAGTAATTTTGCGGTAACTTTAAGTAGTTATATGCCAAATAAAAGTGGTAGTGGTAATAATAAGGCATTATTTAATTTTAGTTTAGGTGATAGTAATGATGAATAATATATTTAAAAATAATTTTTATAATATATTATTATGAAGTTGAAAAAAAACATTTTAGTTACTTTAATAAATAAAGAAGCGATTAATGAGAATAATTATAAATTATTTGAAGTTTGTGAAAAATGTAGAAATAAATATTTAGGTAAATACGATAATAATGGAAACTGTATTACATGGAAAAAAATAAGTTACGGAAATTGTTATTGTGAGTTTGTGCGATTAACATAATCACCTAATACACCACCGCCCTTTTTAGTTACCTTTTTATTAGTTACTTTCTTAGTTACTTTTTTAGTTACTTTTTTAGTTACCTTTTTATTAGTTATCTTTTTTTTAGTTACTTTTTTTTTTGTTACTTTTTTTTTAGTATTTTTTGTTACCTTTTTTTTTGTTGCTTTTTTTTTATATCCTCCTCCTACTTTATCTTTTGCAAATTGTTCAAAATTTAAATTACTGAATTCATCTGCATTTAATCCATACTCTTGTGGATTTCTAAACATTGCCAAACATTGCGAGGACATTTCATACGCCCCACCTTTTAATTTCATTCTATTATAATATAAGAAAAGTAAAAAAAATTATACTACATTATCATAAACATTGGGTTGATAATGTTGATAATACCATAATTGTTGTTTTCTTAGTTCGTCATTTGATACCATCTGGGGTGTTGTAGGAACACTTGCATTTTGAGTATTATAAGAAACTCCTTGATGTTGATACATTACAGGATGAACTGTTTCGCCACCAATTTTAGTTCCATGTAAATAATATGGCATTACAGGAAACATTTGTGTTCCATTTTGTGTTACATGTGTTGTATGACCATATGATGTAATATTATTAGCAAGATTATTAACAGCATCATAATAATGATTATCAACTGGTGTATCAATTTTATTTTCGTCATATACTGGTTTGATTAAATAAGAAGGCCATGTAGAATTTTTACTAAAAATTGGAGTCATTAGAAGAGAAGGTAGTTTAGGATAACCTTTTTCAATATTATCTAATTGAAATGATTGAGGAGATTCATTTGCTGATTTTTTTGAAGAATAAAACATATTATATTACATATATATATATATAAATTCTTATATTATTTTTTTTTTATTTTCTTTGCTTTTTCTATTTTCTTTTC